GCTTGTTGTTGTAAATGGTCAAGGTTGGTAAATGTCAATGGTTTATTGTTATCAAAATATCCTTGCTTAAACATTTGCTCTACTAACCATTCTACTGCTGTTTGTTTCATAGGTTATATCCTTTAATTATTATTTTTTTTCAATGCTATGCCCTTTATTTAGCCAAATTTTAATTAGTTCGTTGCAGTAAATCTTATCTTCACAAATAGGTGTTTGTGTTATCTCAATTATGTATAACCCTATTTCTGTACTGCTCATTTCGTTTATTTGCCCTAATTCTATTCTCATAATTTTGTTATAGCGACAATCCGCAAGTTAGCAGCAACCTAAGACAACGACTTCCAACCTTCTTCATTTTTCGGTTTAGGTAATGCTTCAAATTCTTCTTTTGTGTAAATCTTGTAACCATCAGACTGCAACAACTCAAATCTTTTAGCTGCATATTTCATCGCATTATTGTAAAATGCCATTGCTGCTTTTGGGTCATTGACTGTTGGTTTACATATATCAGATAACGTATCAATGTTATCCAATAACGACCATAATTGTTCAGCAATTTCTCTCATAGATAGGCTGCTGCTAACAGGGGTTTTGTGAATATTGCCCTCGCCTTGATTAAACTTTTGTGGTTCTTTTGACATTTGTATTTCAATTTAACTGTTGTGCAATGTTTTAACAAGGGCAACATCACAAAGCCCCGATACGTTAGCAAACATTAAAACGATTTGCTAACAAGGCATAAAACGTAATATTTAAAAATTTATATTGCATCTAACTCGCCTTCTAATCCCTCAATGAACTTTTCCAAATAAGAGATAGCGGAATGTTTAATGGCTTCAATCAAAATCCAATTTCCTGACTCTATTGCTTCTCCTATGCTAAACACACAATTATCAACGGCACTTTCCCCCGATTTCTCAAACTTGATAAATTGATTTTTGTTTAGCTTTTCAAAATTGCCTTTTTGTATTTTAGCCACCTTTATCTTTTGTAAAAGTTCCGCTACTCTTTGTGCTTGTTCTATTTTCATATCGTTAAATTTTTAAATACTACGTTTATGCCATATACGTTATACGAAAGGTGGTTTTGGAAACTCTCTCCAATACAATACTTTTGGGTAACAACTCCACCTAAATTGTAAATAACCTTTATCGGTGGTATAACTTGCCTCTGCCATTCCTTGCTCTGTCCATATTAAAATACTTCTGCTGTCATTAGGTGGAACATCTTCGTTAAACCACCCATCGCATAACAGAACATTGGCGTTATTGCTTTGTTCTTCGTTTGATACTTTTGTCATAATATTAAAGTTTATCGTTTCTAATTAAATTTTGTGGCAACAACGCCAATCTGCAAAACGTTAGGTGCAATGCTATGACGGCTCACATTTAGCATCAGGCATTTGATTAAACACCTCTGCAATAGTTTCTTTTGTAAAACCATCAATCTCTAATGCTAATTGAATTGCATCTCTAATGGCATAAGGATAATGCACATCTTTTAAGTCAATTGTAACTTCGGGTTGTTGTTCGTTTCTTTTTACTACTATTTTCATTTTATTTGAATTTGTGAGAAGCACTGCACCTAACAGCACATAGGCAATAGTTGCCAGAAACTTCTCGGTTAATAATTTAATTTATCATAGTCAACCATTCTACTGCTGTTTGTTTCATATTAGTCTTGTTTGTTTTTAATATAATTTACTAAACCATCTAACCCTGATGATATTTCAGCTTCATGGTGAAATGGTTTATTACAGTTAGGTAATTCTTTATTTTTATATTCTTTAATTAGTAATAAAAAAGCATTAACTATCTGCTCCTTCTCCATTTCTTTTGCTTGTTCAATCAATTTTTCAAAACTTACATCTTCATTTCCCCAATGTGTATGTAGTTGTATTACTAACCATTCTACTGCTGTTTTTTTCATAGTTTAAATGTATTTCCGTGACTACTTAATTTTCCAAACTTACCATCAGTGACAACACTTCCATTGCTGTAAATTGTATCGTGGTTTGACAGTTTCATTGTTCCAGCATTGATGATGTCTTCATTGTTGTGAATGTGTCCAAACAAGCATAGTTTAGGATTTAAAAGATACATACGTTTTCTTAATGCCTCATCTCCACAAAATTCTACACAATTTAACTGGTGATAAGCCAAGTCTAGTATTCCTTTAGGTGGTCCGTGTGTAACCACAATGTCAACATCATCTGGGATTTCTTTCCATATGTCATGTAAAGCACTTCTTTTCTTGTTAAATGCCCATCCTTCACCAAATGTAGGTGTAAATGGAGAGCCCCATATTTTAAGTCCTTCTACCTCAGTATAGTCATTTTCTAAGTAGACAATTCCATTTTTCATGAAGTCAATTTTTGTAACAAGATTTCTTTCAATGCATAAATCATGGTTTCCAGCAACAAATACTTTGTGCTTGATGGGCAATGAACTAAACCAAGAGATAAAGTTTAACATTTCTTGTTCACTTGCATAAGGGTCTCTTGGATTAGTTGCATCACCACTGTGAATTACCATGTCAATGTCTTCAGGTACTTTTAACAGTCCGTGGTAGGTGTGGGTGTCACTTATGTGCCAAATTTTCATCATTGTTTAAATATATGTTAGTATATTTTGCAGGCCTAATAATCCAACCAATTATTCTCTATTAATGTTCCTATAAACATTTTTAGTTGTGCAATTTCAGACTTGTTAAGTATGTTAGATATCTCATCTAATGCTTCTTTTTCACCTTTAAATAATCCCTTTATCCAAGTAACATTGTCCCAATAGTCTGACTCTTTTGTAAGTTTATTTGTGTATTTAATGTCAACAGTATCCTTAAAAAAGATTTCATTGTTGTAATCTGAATACATTCGAGATGCTTCAAACATGCAATCGTCTAGTTCAAGAAGACATTGTTGAGTGTATATTAAATCTTGTGGTTCTGTTTGTGGTTGTTCTTCTTCTTTAACATACCAAGTTCCATTTATTTGTATTCTGTCTTCTGTTTTCATAGTTTTTCTATTTCTTTTTTAACTTCATTCCAATAATCAAATCTTTTAGTTTCCATGTACACATTATCACTTCCATTCCAATTGTAACATTCCTTGATAATTTCATCAACTGCTATTGTAGCAGCAGCCTTACCTCCATCTGTTGTCAATAGACATTCATTTGAAAACTTATCAACTAACTCTTTTGCTTTTTCCTTTGCTTTCATAGTTTTTCTATTTCTTGTTTAACTTCAAACCAATATTCATATCTTATCATTCCTATCCTTAAGTCTTGACTGTATAGTATTTTTTTAATTTCATCCACCATAACTAAAGCACATTGTTTAGCTTCATTATAATCTAAACTTGTAACTGTAGTTTGGTAGTTAACAATTAACTCAGATGCCTTTTCTCTTGGTGTCATAGTTTTTCTATTTCTTGTTTAACTTCTTCCCAAAATATTATTTCATTACTATTATCTTCTATATGTCTATTGTGAAACTTAATCATTAAAGACAATATCTCATTACAAGATATTAAAGCACATTGTTTAGATTGTTCTTTATAACCTCTATAAGTGTCATCAAAGTTAAACTCATCTGCATATTTATCAAATAACTCTTTTGCTTTTTCTTTTGGTGTCATAGTTTTTCTATTTCTTGTTTAACTTCAATCCAATAACTTTTAGCAGCTACATTAGGTGTCATGAAATTGTACTGTGTTATAATTTCATCAACTGCTATTGTAGCAGCAGCCTTACCTCCATCTGTTGTCAATGAGATCGCAAATGAATATGTGTCAACTAACTCTTTTGCTTTTTCTTTTGGTGTCATTTGTTTATGTTTGTTTAACGCATCTTTTAATAATTCAATGTCAAATACTATTGGACCATACTCTTCATTAGAGCAGTCAAATATTACTTTGTTGTCTTCAAGTTTAATGTAAGCTGACCTATGCCATTTTGCATCTCCTTTAAATACCATTGTTGATTTTACATCCTCATTGTGCTCATAAGCTCCATCAGGCCCAATTTGAAAGTCATCTGAAATGTATGGCTCATTGTCTAAACCATCATTTAATGTTACATCCCAATCTTTTAATTCATCTTCTTCAGGTAATGGTCCGCAGTCACAGTAAGATGTGTGACCACAGTAACATTTGGTTACCATTTTATCTTCTTCAGATGTAATTATTCTTGCAAATTTAGGAAAGTGCTCAGGTCCGTTGTTGTCAAAATCAATGAATATTTCAAAGTCTACTTCCAATCCTTCATTAGAATCATACAATGCTAATCCATTTAATCTACCATTGTCTACTAATGGCAGTGCATTTTGATTTTTCTTTACAATGTTTTCTCCAACTACTTCATCATAAATTACAATCCATCCTTGTGTTGTTTTATGCAATATTCCTTTCATATTATAACTTTTATTTAATGTGAATATATGATAGTTAACTTTGCAAGCCTAACTTTTACTCATAACTTCCTCTGTCTATTTTAATTACTTTAGGAAATCTTGGCTTACCATCAGGTGTTAAGTTGAAGTATTTCACTGTGGCTTGTTTGCCAATTAACTTATCTTTACTGTTCCACAGTTCTTCTAAATAGTCCCATCCACCATTTATTGAAGCGTTGAATGTGTCTCCTTTACTTGTTTTAAACACAAGTGCTCCCATTTTACCTGTTAAGTTGCCTTTACCCTGTTCTACTCCTATAATTTTATACTCTGTGTCTATAAACGATTTGTGTTTTAAAAGCGACTTACTGCGTTTATTTTCATATGGTAAATTCAATCTTAACATTTGACCTTCATAGCCTGATGCAACATAGTTACCATATAATGTTAGTGCGTCCTTTTCAGTTTCCACTAGATAAGTTTCAACTATTACACAGCAGCTAGGTAGTTTTATTTTATTATGCAACTCCTTGTATCGTTCCGTAAAGATACCAGCATTACTTGGTAGATCATAGATATGATATTCAATTACCTTAGCACTATCAATAAGATCTTGTGCAGTGGGTTTTGTCTTCTTCACCAATGAACAAATGGCGTTAAAGTCATTTGCAAATTTGTCTGCGTACAACTCACCATCAAATATCAAATCAGGATTTACTGTAAATAAGTGCTTCATTGCTTCATAGATGTGAGGTGCAGATATAATTTTCTTTCCATTTCTACTCCACATGCCGTCTTCCTTAACAATACAACGAATGCCGTCTAGTTTAGGTTGTGAGTAAATTGGATATTTTACTTTGTCTTTTTGATCTTCCCACTTATGAGCCAACATTGGTTCAAAATGAATTTCATTGTCTATGTCTGACATGTTTTCAAATGAACCTGTTTCTATTTTTTTACGATGAATGGCTTGTGCTTCTTTTAACGCTTGTGCTTCTGCAGAACAGTAAGATTTTGCTTCACACACTGTCCATTCAGATATGGTTTTTTTACCATCATCAAATCCAGTAATGCTTCGAAATTTGTTTGACTCAACTTCAATAATGAAGGTGTTAACCTTACCCTTTACTGAGCGTGAGTATAATGTGTTTAATTTCATAACCTTTATTTTTTTATTTACTTAAATATATGTTGAAAAACTTTGACTGCCTAACTATTTGGTTTCTTTAAGTTCTTCAGCATGAATGTAGTCCCAAATTTCAAAAACTATAGGCAAAGGAAGTTCTACATTTTTGTCTTCAGATATTTTTGATAAAATCTGTTCTAGGTGTTTTCGTTTTTCTTCTTCTTCTTGAAGAGCATTTTGCATTACACGAATAATTGCTCTGTATTCATTTCCCATTGCAGTGGGAAATACATTTTCTTTAATAAAAATTCTAAAGTTGTTTAGAGTTGTCTTTAGTGATGTCATCATTTTTTTCATTTAAGATGTTTTTTAAATTGTTAATGTAAGAAATGTAAAACTCGTAAGGTATTTTTGTTCCTAAACACAGTATAGTAAGATTGTCTATCATTTGTCTAGCTACTGTTATGTGATTTTTATTGACACAAGATGTGATTACATTGCATATTTTAATGTACTTTTCAAAAAAATGTTGATTATAGTCTTCCATATTTCTTAGATTTAACTACAACTCTAGAATCCATATCGTTTAAAAATATCAATCCTATTTTTTCAGGTTCTTTAACTAAAATGTTTGTACCGTATAAATATATTGGTCCTTCATACTGTTCAGTGACATATGACTGATCATTATTTGAATGTGAAATGCGCCTTGGACTGTTGTATGAACGAAATTCTTTTGACGTCACCCTATACCATTCATTGTTTGACAGTTTCACTTCTAAACAGGCAGAAGCATTAAAAAGACACACCATTTTTTCTTTCATATAAACATTTGTTCAATTTTAAAGTATGATGCTCGTTGTAGCATGTTAAATTTTTCTTGGCCTCGCAAACATTTTGCGTTTAATATGTCTGTTGAAAAGTTAAGATCTCCACCTATTAAACCTACAAACACAGAGGCATGTTCATTCAACACAATGTATTCTGGCTCTATTTGTTGTGGTGGAATCCAACGTTTACATTTTCCATTCTTTTTCATAGTCTTTTCTTGTTGGCCAAATGTATGTTTCTGTGGCAATCCAAAATCTCTCAAACCATGTTTCTACTTTAACACCTTCTAGTAAGTCTTTGTCTTTGGCTCCGTTTAAGTTGTTTTTGGTCAACATTAATATGCCTTTGTCAAGTACTTGCTCAGCTTGTTCTAAGTTGTTTTCACTGATTAACTGGCGTGCTTCAAGCCATGTTTTTGTCATTGGTCCTTTTTCTTTCTTCATTGGTTTGGTTTTTTAGTAAAAAAAGTAATATGAGATTGCACCAGCAATTATGTATATTGTAAGTCTAGTGTAGTCTCGTTCTATAATAATTCTTTTAATTTCTTCATAAACAGCATAGATCATTCCAATCAGTAGTACAACTACAATTATTTGCATAATACCTCCCATAAGTGAATTTTCATTTTTATTGTCTTCCATAACCTTTATTTTTTTATTTACTTAAATATATGTTTAAAGACTTTGAAAGCCTAACACTTTACTTAACTATTTTTATATTTCCATTTAAACATACCTGCTGTTAATTGTTTTCCTGTACAACATGCATATATATCACCTTTAATATGGTGGTTAGCTTTTGTAACACTAGGCCATTCTTTAATAAAGTTTCCTTGTAAATCATATTGTAATACAGGTTTACTTTTTGATATTCTAATATTAGATAGACCAATTTCACTTTTATTTTTTAATTTTATTTTATGTTCATCAGATTTACTTTTTCCTAATAAGGATTTACTTATTTTTTCTTTAGTTTCTTTAGAATGTTTTTTACCTTTCATAGATATACTCTTTTTTAACTTAGTCTCATCAGATACTTTTTTTCCTTTTAATTTTAATCGAATTTTTTCTTTAGTTTCCTCAGAGTGTTTTTTCCCTAAACGGTATTTATTACCAATTAATAGTATCCGTAATTTCATTTTTTGTTCATCAGATATTTTTCTTCCTTTAGTAGCTATAGATATTTTCATATTTCGTTCTTTAGAAAAAACAGGATATGTTAATCCACCACCACCTTCATTTTTATTTTCCAATTCAAATCCCCAACTTTTATAAAGAGATATATAGTGTTTTTCCCAAAACCTCCATTCAGATGTAGGTACTTCATCTATAATATTTATTTCACATTTATATATTCTTCTATGAGAATTAAATCTACCTTGAGAACTTCTTGTTTTACCTATATAAAAAGGTATTCCATTTTTTTCTAATGAATATATGAGAGTTGTCATTTTATTATAAATATCACACCCTACCAATTTTCCATCATTTGGACCCAATCTCTTTCATTATTTGCATATATCTAAGATATCCTACCATTTTACCTGTTTTAGGGTTGAGATACTTGCGCTTTGTTTTAGGCAATTTTACTTCCACCTGTACATCTGATGTCCATCCTTCAGGATAAAATTCCTCAACACACACAGGACCATATGGATTTTTGTCTAAGTTGTATGTCCAAACAGAACGATGTCCTGTATGGTCTTTAAATTCACGAGTAAATTTTGTTGGCTTTAAAGATAAATCTGTGGAGGAAATAGATGGTCTACCTCGTTTTTCTACTTTCATAACTTTTATTTTTTACAGTTTTTATTTATTAAGATTTTGGCGGAGCAATGCACCACTAATAGCTCTACGCATATACAATTTTACATCCTCACTATATCCTTCTCTATCAAGTAACTCATTATATGCTTTTTCTTTCTCATCTTTTGTAACCAGTTCTGTATTATTAACAATAGCTTCAATTTCTGACCTTAATTTTTCAAGTTCTCTTTTAGCAGTAGTAGCTGGAAATTCTCCTGGAGTTTCTTTGATGTCTTTTTTAGATTTTACTTTATATGTATTTTTAACAGTCAGGTCAGGAATTCTTCCTCCAGTCATTTTATCAGTGAGTTTTCTCATTACCTCACCATAACCAGATGCACCATCATCTTTGGTATTCATTATATTTTTAATTTCTTCCTTAATAAGTTGTTTCAGTTCTGATTTTTTCATATGTTGTGCTTTATGATAAATATATTAAGATGTTTGTTTTTTCGGTCTGCCTCGCTTACCTGATGAATTAGACTTCTTAACCGCCAATTTAGCGTCACGTGTTGCTCTGTCTTCATCAGACATTCGCTTACGTCCGCGTTGTCCGCCTGTTGGAACATATGGTCCTTGATTCTTTTTCAATGATGGATCCATTTTTGGTCGGCCACGTTTTCCATTGCCCATAACATTTATTACTTTTTCTTTAACTGTGTTTTCAGTTTTGGAAAAATACTTCATCATTCTCAAATGATATGGATGAACTATTACTTGGTCTAGTTCAAAATTGTGAGTGCTGCCTTCAGGGCCATACACTTCAAAGCCACCATTTGGAAATGTTCTTTTTTCGCCTGGTGCAAACTGTGCTTTGAGCCAAAATATTGTGTTTGGTTCATTAAAGTATGTCGCAGGTAACACTCGACATGTTTTAGTGAAATTGAAAAACTTTGGCTCTACTTCTGCGTAGTGCTTGCGTGGTGGGAAACATTCGTTATTAATTTCTATATGCATAACTTTTATTTATACTTTAAATATATGTTAAGGGATTTTGTAAGCCAAATTTTTAATTTAATTTTTTTATGTATCCTTCTGGATATTTCCTACCTAATTTTGTTTTAGATATTTTCTCACCTCTTTCTTTGGCGTTTTGAGTTTGCTTAATTTTTAACTTTCGTTTAGATTCTTCAGTATGGATGTGTTGTCCAAATAATCCATGTTCTTTTCCTTTTTTGGATGTAGATTTAGGTTTTCTCATATTTTCCTTCCATTCTTCAGAAATTTTTCTACCTTTATGAGACATACGCATTTTTTGTTTTGTTTCTTCAGAATGGTAACTGGGTCCACTCCCGCCACTTTTACGAACATTCATTAATATGAAGCCTAAAAATTTAAAATATTCTATCCAAAATGTTTCAAGTGGTTCCCAATCTTTATATTTAAGTGAATTTACTTCATCAATATAAGTATAGATAATTTGAGAACCATATGTTTTACTATGATTTATTTCTCTTGAATTTTTAGTTTTACCTATATAAACTTTGTTTGGGTCTCCAAAGCAGTTGGTAACAAGGTAAATTTTGGTAGTATTTATCATCGTAATGTTTTTATTGTCCGATAATAAATATTACAAATATAAAGAGCTATAACTGTTTGTTATAGCTTTTTAAGTCCCTTTACTTTTTCCTTAACATTTTAAAATCTTCAGCGTCAATTTTTCCATTTTTATTGGCGTCAATTTTATTTTGTTTACCTTTAAGTTTTTCATTTACAGGTGTCATTGACATTGCTTTGTGACTAGTTGTGTCCTTGTGGCCAATTTCATCTTGATTAGTTAAAAAGTGATATACTTCTTCAACGTCATCTGTTGATGTGGCAATGTGATCAACAGCCCAACCATGTCCATCTTCCAATATTTGATCTACTTTTGCTTTGTCCATTGCTAGCATTTCATCAATAGCATGTTTGAGAGTTTTTAAATTTTCAAAAAACATGTAGTTGTTTGAACTGTGACTTTCACCTAATGCATTTTGAACTTCTTCTCTGATTAGTTGTCTTAGTTCTGATTGTTTCATTTTCCTTGGGCGTTGTATAGTTTTTTATAATTTTTACTTGACTTCAATTGGCTGGTTTTCTTTTTACTGTGAACGCCAGGTCTTTTCACTTTAGGTTTGTCTAATGTTCGTGTTGTTGTTTCTTTAATTTTGGCCATGACTTTTGATATACATATTATGTCTTGGGCTTATTTAACATACCTATGGCTTTGTTTATTTTTGAACATTCTTCATACCATTCACCTGCTTCAAAATATTTTAAATTTTCCTTTAAAGTGTCTGCGAAATGTGAACGTTCCAATGTTATGTCAAATGTTGTGTTTTCATCCATGCACTTTATAGACAACATGTGAATGAATTTTTTACGTGTTTTTAAGTTGCCTATAATTGCATTTACTATGGCCTTTGATATGTTGATGTCTTTTGATGTCACCATATCTTGAAACTGCTCCATGTTGTCAACTTTAAATTCTGTAGGTTTCATTTTCATAGTTAGAATAAATTTAAAAAATTAGAATCAATGTGTTTTTCTTTTAATTTTTGTGATTTTTCATCACGTTTTAACATTTGAGTGGCAAGTTTGTCTAAATGTTGAGATTTTTGCGCTTCATAATCTTTGACTAGCTTACTGTGTTTTTTACTTTTATGCATCTGATTATAAATATTTTAAATTCTGGAAATGAATTCAGAACCGTCATTTTCTGCTTTGGGAGGATCATACAGTCCAAGTTCTTCCAGTCTTTGCTTTTGATAGCTGTCTAACTGAAAGTCAATTTCTTTGGTAGTGCCGTTTGTTGGATTGTGCGTTTCAAGTTGATCTATGTCTTTTTTGTTGAATATGTCGCTTATGTTTAAAAAGAAACAATTGTAACATAAAAATCTTATGTTGCCTAAATTGTAGTGGTTTGGATTGTTGTCTTTAAAATTTAAAATGAGTGGAATTTTATAGTCATTCAATCGTCTTTCTTTAAATGAACACATGCTGCATTCTTCCTTCAACACTCCTTCTTCAATCATTTTGGCTTTAATTTTTTCAGGAGAAAAGTGATTGGGAGAAATTCTTCCCTCAATGACGTCTAAAACATTCCATTTGCTTTTGGCAGCGTTGTTGCCTGTTAAAAATTTAGGAATGCCTTTGCCACATTGATTTTTGTGAGATTCAAAAAGTGAAGGACCACCTTCAACTGTGTGATAGCGTTTGGCCCACATTTTAAAGTGAATGTAACTTACATTGAGATAGCGAGCTGCTGACTTGTTAGACAAAGTGTGTTTCATTGCCAGCAATATTTGCTCTTTCAATAAGTCTTTCCGTTTTGGCATATTAGTATTCTAGTTCATTGTCATCTTCCTCTTCAACAATTTCCTCATCATCTGTTTCTGGAGTAAATAGTTTTTCTACATCTTTTAATTTGTTTTCTAACTTTTGATATTTAATGTAGTCTTCATGTTCTATAATTATGGTTTCTAAATAGGTGTGATCTCCTTCTCCTTTCATAACTGTGACACCTGCTTTTTTGTTTGTGTTTGAACATTTGACACATTTAACAGCGTGTGGCAGTATTTCCAATCGTTTTGGGTGAATTGGCTCTTCACACATAATGCAATTTTTTTTCAATTTATTTTTCTTCATCTTTACGTTTTTGTTCTTCTAGTAGGTTTAAAAATTCCCATAATTCAGCTATGTTTTTAAGGTAAACTTTTTCATTTGGTTTTGATTTGTGGTGGAGAATAAGCGGTTGCACTACTCCTTTATCATTTAATCTTCCATAAATGTACCACAACATAAGTTCTGTTTTCCACTCTCCAAACTTCAACAACAGTAAATCTTCAATGATTAAAAAAAAGTCCTCCTCATATTCTAGCAGGTTGGTTTTAAATTTATCATACAGTGAATTTGATCTTGTCCAACATTCTTCAATGCGGGAAAGTAAATCAACAAACATTTCTTTTTCAGTTAAAACTTTTACCTTTTTAACTCGTTTGGAAAGTTTAAGTTTTTTTCCAAAACTATTTAAGTCCAGTTTCATATTCTTCTACCTCATATAAATTTAAAAACTCTTCCTCATCAAGTTGTTTGCGAAAAACAAAATAGTCTAAGGCGCTGTAGTAACTTGGTGCTACTACTCTATCAATTACTTCTTTTTTACTGTCACCTTTAGTGTAGTAAATGTATGGTTTAAATGTTAGCATAGTCTTATTTTTTTAATATACTAATAAATATTTTGAAAGCCAAATTTTATAAAAATTTTAGGTTGTTTTGGGAGTTATGTTTGATGTATGAAGACCACTTATACTTAGCATATTCATGACCTTGGACTTCAGCATTTATTCTCTTGTTTCCATTAACAGACAATGAGGCAAAGTGATAAAAATGAGCGCTGTATGTTCTAAGCATTTTCATTCCTGACAATGTACATTTTAAAAAGAAGTCCCAATCTGCTACCATACCATCTTGATAATTTTCATCCCATCCTCCTACTTTTAAATAGTCTACTTTAGACATGAAAATAGGCAGTGTAGATCCTGTTTCGTGAACCTTTTTTTCATATGTCACATCATTTAAAGCTTTTTCATATTCTTGAAAACGTTTTAAGTCAAATTCATCAACTGACTTTCCTAAATCTTTTATGTGAAATTGAGAAAACATGCTTGGTGTAGGTTCAATTTGGTTTGGAGAAATGACTGCATTAGGAACATAATCTTTTAATAAATTTTTGTCCCAATTTTGAGGAAATACATTGTCATCATTTACTATTAAAATCAACTCATACTTCGCATTATAAACGCCTAAGTTGGTAGCTCGACAAAGGCCTACATTGTCTTCCAAGTTTAGAATATCAATTGATTCAGCGTATTTTTCCAACACATCTTTGTTGATGTCATAAAATCCATCTACAACTACTATAATTTGATTTTTGTTAGTTTGTCCTTCAACTGCTGATTTAAGACATAAGTCTAATGCTTCAGGTGATTGGTATGTGGGGATGATAACTGAGATCATTTTTTTCCTATGATAGTTAAACCATTATTATTAGTGAATCTTTCAATTAATTTCCAAGATGGGTTTGATTCTAAAAATTCTTCAATAGCTCTCCATATACCTATACCTTCTCCTTTCCATTCTTCACCTAAAGATTCATAGTTAGTTTCATCTGTGTTAGCATATGATGTTGTATCATGGAATATTATATATTTTCTAGCTTTATGTGAATGTAATTTTAATTCAGATTTTAATTGTTTATACGAATGCCATGTATCTAAAAATAATAGATCTGTTTCTTCTATTTCTACTTCTAAAACATTAGCTTGTATAAATTCATAATCCAATCCAAATTCAGACGCAACATCATATACTTCTTGGATAGTATTGTATCCTCTACTTACGGCATCTGCAGACATATGTATACTACCTTTATCCCAAAGTGAAGGATTTTCTAAATCATAACTAATTAATTTTTTAGGACCACACCCCAAAAAAGCCCAAGTTGATGTTATCCATCTAACTCCCATTTCTGTAATATGTTCACATTCAGAACCATATTTTATTAAGGTTGGAATATGTTCATTTATATCTGAGGGATATTGATGAAGGTAGTTAACTATTTCTTCTAATTTATTCATGTTGCTTATTATTTATTATTTATTATTTATTTGTTTCCAATCAATAGTAGGACTTAATAATCCTTCCATACAATGAGTTGATAATCCGGGAATGGGAGTAAATACAAATCTTTCTCTATTTTCATTCAGCCATAAAAAAGTATTATGGTCTCCTACTGTAGTAGTCCATATGTCTAAATCTTTTTCAAAAGTTTCTCTACTAATAATAAAACTTCCACAAGTGCTTGGGGATGTTCTCCAGTGATGGAGGGGAGTTGTTATTATTTTTGATACTAAATTATCATACATTGGGTGGAAGTATTTATCATTATGATCATATAACGAAATATAATCTAAACCACTATATGTTTCAATTAAATTTTCTACTTTTTCTACCCAATGATCTACGTGTAGATAATCATTTTCAAGAAAATAAATTAACTCATTGGGTTCCATAGGTTGTTCCTTAATATATTCTAAAAGGGCTCTATATGAAAGTAAACTTGATTTATAATTAGTAGGAAATAAAGTAAATTTATCTTGATAGTTTTTAGTAAAATCATCATCTATATTTCCATCTAAAGCTAATGTTAAAGAAATATTTTCATACCCTTCTATAGTTTTAAGGAGATTATGGAAACATTTTTCATAACTAAACCATATGGGTCTACTATGATTTCGATTATTATTTGAAGTATGTCTATAATAAATATGTATTTTCATTTTTTACAAATTAACATAATACTAGAACATAAATCGGGGTATTGTTGACCTAATTGGTAACAACCATCTAAGTATTCTTTACTAATAATATTTGTATTAAGTAATTGGTCCCATTGGAAATTAGCAAGTGCTTTAAAAAATATACCTGAGCGATAGATTGCATTTAGTCCTCCTAATTTAGTGTCTCTTTCTAGGGTATCTAAAGTATAAGTAATTTTATGTCCATGCTCCTCTTCAGCAGGGGTAATAGCTGAATTGTGGGAGATTAAGCCCATTTTAACTGCTATTTGTCTTGAAGGAGCATTTGCATTAGGGCATACTAAAAATAGTTTCCCATCTTCTGATAGCCATTCATTTTTAATTCTTGATAATAATCCTACTGGATCATCAATATGTTCTAGGACATGGGTTAAAATGATATTATCATACTTTTTAGGTAATTCAACATTTTCAAATAATGAATTGCAATATGTAATATTATCTTTTAAATTTTGTTTAGATATTTTAATAGCTTCATCAGAGGCTTCTATACAGGTAATATCATCAAAATAAGGAATAAGACGTTTAGTAAAATCTCCTTTAAAACTTCCTAATTCAAGACAATTGCCCTTAATAAAATGAGGTTTAAATGATTCTATCATATAATGATGCATTACATCAAAATCAAAATTATAAGCATATTTGTGATCTGAAGTGTCTTTAAATTCCTTGTTATAATCTCTTTTAGTTAATTGTTGTTTTAATATCATTTTATTTTCTTTTATTTTATAATTAGTAAATCCTTGTTTAATATATAATTTAATTGCTTTATCATTGTTTACAAATACTTCTAAGAATATACTAAAATATTTTTTAGTTTTAAAGTACTTGTAGCATCTATTTAATAATTCAGTTGCTATACCTTTTCCAGAATATTCAGGGTCTACACTAACGTTAGTGATCCATCCAAATTGTTCAGTTGGATTATCATATGCCGCTACTAAACCAACTAATTTATCACCATCAAATTTTGTAAATAATATAGCTTGCTCAAATATTTTTTTAGAATATTCATTAACGTTTACATAACTATCTAAACTAGGTACAAAAGTATTAGAGCATGTTATTAAATGTTGTTGTACATGTTTTAATGTTGGGATCATTGTTCTAATATTGCTAATCCAAAACCATATTTTCCGAAATCGTTTCCATTAAAGGTCATATAATGAGTTCCATTTACTTCAAAAACATGAGGATAATGATGCATTGTACTATCCCATCCTGTTTCTGAGTATTCTATTCCTGCTTCTTTATCTTTACGTTCCCAATTAATTAAGTCAGTTGAAGTAGCGTAACCTATTTTATATCCTCTTCCAGGTATATTTCTAAAATCTAAACCTTCTCTATATGCAAAATACATATGATACAACCCATCTTTATAAAATACATCAGGTCCAGCTTGACATTCGTTTTCATCTAAAATGTCTGGGATTATATTTTGATTGTGTCGTTTCCAGTTTATTCCATTGTCTGAAATTGCTAATCTGTTTTTATATATTATTTCAGGTTTGCCATTATAGTTAATCCATTTTGTTCCTGCTAAATAGAACATGTACCATTTATCGTTAAATTTTCTAACTTTAGGTCCACTTAAGACAAAAGGTTCAAACGTGTCTGCTGATAATATAGGTCCTGGTCCTATTTTGTTAAATGTTTCTCCATTGTCTTCACTTATTGCTAATCCAATTGAGGTATTGAATGGTACAGATTGACAACGAGTCCAACCCGCATAATAGAATAATATTTTATCTTCATGTTTAATGTTACAAGAGGGGTATACTGCAAATTCATCAAATGTTCCTAATTCACCTAGAGACATTACTGGTTTATCTGATACTTGAATGATTTTAGTTAAATTATTTTTATCTAAGTCTAGAAATGTTGTGTATGATTTTGCAAAACCATTCTCATCATTCTCTGGTCGGCAAGAAAAATATATTCTAACTACATTATCTAAAACTAAAGCATGGGTACATTGAGAATGAGTTTTCATCCAAGGTCTATCAATTCCATCATTCCATGTTGTTGGATCAAATATATGTCCTAATTTTTTCCACTTCATACTAGAGTATATTCGTTTAAATATTTATTTATTTGTTCTTTTGAATTAAACATTAGTACATCAATTATTGATAACCAAGGGATAAATTCATTATTGAATTGTTTATATTGGATTGGATTTGATTTGATAAAATTAAGTTTAATTTTGTTTTGTTTAAAAGTTTCTTTATCATATAATTCTACTCCTCCTATAGAGTTTATATATTGAGTAGCATTTCTTTCTTTACATATTGCTAATACTTTATCTTGTGATTTTAAAGTATGATCTGTATCTATTGTAGAAGAAATTATTACTTTAGTTTTAATATCTAAGTATTCATTTACTAAAACAATACTATCATATATAAACCTAAATAGGTTAACTTCAGGATTATTTAAACATTTTGAAATTAAATCAAATGATTCTTTAAAATAAGGAGCCTTACTATATGAAGATTTAATTGTATTTAGGATTTTGTTTTTATCTTTCTCCCATAACCCAGATAATTCTCGTTCTACTACATTTAAATAATCTGAATTTTTTTTTAAGGGTAGGGAGAATAATTGGTCTGTTCCATTAGATAAAATACGATTTCTATTAATAAATCCTTTTTTAGTATATTGAATGTTATCATATATAACAAATTCGTCTACTGAATTTATTAGTTGAAAGTAGCCAATATAAGGCATGAAATAGGGTTGCATTATTCCTACTACCATTATCTATTTGCTTTAGTATAAATTTCAAATTTAGATAAGTCTGGATAAGGCATTTCTAAGTCCTCATTTTGTTTGGGGGTTTCGCCATTATAAAACTGATTCATTAGTAACAATCCACGAGCCGCTAATTCAGGCATCATATAAAAATTCCAACCTAACATATCAAAATTATCATCGTGATATGAACATTCTCTTCTACCACTATATCTTGCTCGTTTAAACCAAAGATAAGCGTCATGACTATCTGTTAATATAGCTCCACCTTTAGATAGTTTAAAATGTTTAAATGGACCAGTAAAACTAATACACATATGTGTTCCTTTTTTATACATTTCTGTTGTAAATGATAAAGCTGAATCCCAAACATTTGAACCTTCTAAATTGTAAGCACCTTTAATTGTTTTTCCTTTAACTTGTCTAAATTTTACTTTCAATCCAGCATGAATAATTTCACATGGTACTGAGGGATATGTTCGATTAGGAATAGTAATTTCATTTACATGAATACTTTTCTTAACATAATTTTCATAGTATAAAGATAAAAATAAAGCGTTACTTTGATTGTCAACAGTCACTACATAAGGTGCTCCTGTGTATTCACCTAAGCGCCTTTCAAATTCATTTGTTATATCATATACATTTTTCATGCTTTAAATATATTAATTGTTTATTAAATTTCCAAGTTTACTTATTCTTTTTTGAATGTAAGAAGAAATATTTTCATCAAATGTATCTCTACTATTCCATGTATTGTTTAGTTTAATATTGTTTTTGTAATAAGAATATAAACTAAAGTTTTCAAAATTTTTACAATATGATAATCTGTATATTGTTTGTCCTTCTAAAACATATTGTTGAACATCTCCTCTTATTTGTTTAAAATAACTACTAACATTCATTGAATATGTGTCCCATCCTCCCTTACCTTTCCATTCATCCCAAATGGGTGCTAAGTCCTCAACATATGATTTACTATATAAGTCAAACCATCCAGCATACTTAAAACAATTTATTGGTTGTAAAGATATTTCTTGGTTTAAGTTATCTTGATTATTTATTATTTCAAATGAATTAAGTCTATTTCCATATGGAATATTATTGTAAATAGGATTAACTAAAATATCCCATGAACTATCCCACATTTTAGGAATTTGAGGGGTGATTACAAAATATTTATTTTTTACTTGTTTAGCTCCTTCAATCATATAAGCTATTACATACTCACTAAATATCATATCAGGACATAAATTTATATAAGCATCTATTTCTGGTGATATAGATTCTCTTTCAAAATCTAAATGCCCATATAGTTCACTACCATCATATATTTTTAAGGTTCTTTTAAATTCAGTAGGAAATAAAAAATCTAAATTTTTATATTTTTCTATAAAAAATTCTTTTGATAATTTAGATTCATTCCAATTAATCATATAACTAGAAAGATTTAAACATAATTCTAAAATCACATTATCTTTTTTATCAAAATGATAAAACGATTTAACTAACTGATTACATGTTAATAAAGCAGAGTCTAACTCCCAAGGCATTAAATGCAGTCTAAGTTTAATATTCATTTCTTAATTTATTATATGTTTTTACAATACCTTGCTCTAATCCAATATAATTTATTCCTAAGTCAGTAAATTTTCCTATGTACCTTGTTCCTATACCTGAGTTGTTTAGTTTAATTTCAACTTGATGACCATTTAAATGATTAATTATGTCAGTTATATGATACAGTGTTTTTGATTCACAATAAGTACAATCAATTTCTTTAGGTAAATTATTATTTAATATATAAAATTCTACTAATGAAACCAAATCTTCCATGTAAAAGAAATCCATGTATTTATTTTGATGAATTTCCATAGATTCATTATTAATGTATTTTTTAATGCTTGTTTTAATGAATCTAGTTTCCCATTCATTTTCATCAAATACTCCAAATATTCTTATGTTGTAAAAGTTTTCTTTTTCTATTATAGATTTATAAATAATATGTTTACTTAAACCATACGGAGTGTCTTTTTGCAATAACTCAGCGCCAGATCCAAAGTTAATAAACTTGTTGTATTTGTTTTTATGTGTTAGTAAGTTGTAGTACATTTGAAGATTTTGGTCCATAATGGATGAATCTTCTGGTTTAAGTCTACTGCCTCCTACAACTGCACAATGAATAACTACATCAAAATACTTGTCTTCAAACCAAGTGTTTATTGCTTTACTGTCTATTAAGTTTAACTGCTGTCTTGTTGGAGCATACACTTCATGTGTATTTCTTAAAGCAGCTGTTAAACTTTTAGCCACATAACCATTTCCTCCTGTTATTAATATTTTCATTCTATCCATTGTATGTTACTTAACTCTCCGGGTATAAATTTTCCTTCTGCATCTAGCTTTGCTACTACCTTTGGTTCATGGAACTCATCAGGATCAGTAAAGATTTCTAACACACATGGACCTTCCTGAGATAAGAATTTATTTAGGGTTGGTTGTATGGTATCGTTATCTTTTATACTGTAGTATGGCAGATCATATGCTTTAATTACTTTCTCATAGTTAGGAAATGATACACCACTATTCTTTTCTGATGCCACATAGTTACCATTAAAGAATGTTTTTTGAGATACTTTTATAGATAAGTATCCATCATTATTAATTACTATTAATTTAATAGGAAGATTGTAATGTTTCATAGTTTGTAATTCATGAATATTTAAATGTAAACTTCCATCTCCTTCTATACAAACTATTTTATTATGTGTAGCAGCTCCAATAGCAGCTGGTAAGCCATAACCCATAGGAGCACACCCTGTATTAGTAATTAATCTTTGATTTCCTGTTAAATCCATCACTTGCATAGTAACTACATTAGCTGAGCCATCACTAGTAACAACATGATGATCTTTAGGTAAAACTTTTGATAATTGTTCTATAAAAGCATAAACACTAGCACTACCTTTTTTATTTCTATGTCTAGGCAATACTTTAGGAGCTTTATTACTTTCTTTACATTCTGCTAACCATTCTAAATTACTTACATTAATATCTTCTTGTAACAACTTATTAATAAAATCTTTAGCATCTGAATGTATCTTATGGTCGGGAAATAGAGTTGGTTTGTCTAATTCATTTTTATCTATGTCAACATATATTCTATAAGCTTGTTTAGCAAATCCTTTAAAGTTATATCCTGTTTGTCTCACATATAACCTACTTCCTATTGATAATAGAAAATCACATTCACTTAATAATTTATTAGCGCTAATTTGAGCATGTGTTCCAAACCTACCGCAATAATGTTCATAGTCTGAAGTTACTATATCGTTTCCGTTTACAGCTGAGATAGTTGGTATGTTTGTTTTAGTTAGTAATTCTCTTAACTCATTTACCCCTCCTGATAATCTTATTCCATTACCAACTAATAGTAAGGGTTTCTTTGCATTATTCCACTTAGTAATAACTTGTTCTATATCTAATTTACTAGCTTGAGGAAACTCAATAAATTCATTATATCCATGTAGTTGTTCAGGATTTATTTCAGCTGATTGTATATTAAGAGGTATATCTAACCATACAGGACCTGATCTTCCTGTTGTTGCTAAAGTACAAGCTTTTTCTAAATGAAATCTTATATCATTTGTATCATTAACCTGCACTGCATATTTTGTCATATTTTTAACAGACTCTACTATGTTGTACTCCTGATCACCTAACTGTCTTAATGACTGTCTTGTGTAGTTTGTTGTTAGCTCTTTATTAACTTGACCACTAATAACAATAACAGGTATTGAATCTAGCCAACTGCATAGAGTACCAGTCATTGCATTTGTAGCTCCAGGTCCACTTGTTACTATACAAACTCCTAGTTTATTATTCATTCTAGCATAACCTTCTGCTGCTATTGCTGCTGCCTGTTCATGATGAGTAGCTACATAATTAACTCCCTCAGTGTGCCCTAATGAATCTATAAGAAAGATACATCCCCCTCCTGACACAGTAAATATAGTATCAGTGTTGTATTTATCTCTTAAGTATTGTATTATATAATCAGATACTCTCATATGTTTCTTGTAATACTTGTTTTATTATTTTTATATCTTCTATATCTTGAAGAAAGTTATGGTCTGTTGATAGAGCCATTGTTAACTTTCCTGTACTTTTTTTATCTGATTTTACTATTTCTAATAGACTTTCTAAATTAAACCAAGACTGTTCTAATTTTATATTTGATTGATGTATTAATTCTATTCCTTTTTCAAGGAGTTGATTGTAATTAGGTACTTTATATTCTAATTTAGAAGTAATTCGACTTGCAATCATACTTCCTAAAATAACAGCTATACCATGAGGGAGATTATTTTGTGATGTGGTTTCTAAGGCATGTCCAAATGTATGTCCAAAATTTAAATACTTACGTTCTCCTTTATCAAATTCATCTCTAGAAAGTATATCTCCTTTAAATAATAATCCTTTATATATCATATCATTTATATCTCCATCAATGTCAAATTGATCAATTCTATTTTCTAGTATATGAAATTTATATATCTCTCCTAATCCACTACAATAGTCTAATGTAGATAAAGTTTTTAAAAATTCAGTACAAATATAAATGTTGTTAGGTGGATAAAATGTTCCTAAAATATTTTTCTTACCTTTAACATTTATAGAAGTTTTCCCTCCTAAACAACTATCAGCTTGAGATAATAAAGTTGTTGGAACTAAAGCATATTGAATTCCTCTACAATATATTGAAGCACAAAACCCAATTAGATCTTGTAAAATACCTCCTCCTATTACTACTAATTTAGTTTGTATATTAGCTTTTCGTTCAATTAAAGTATCAAAAATACTATATGTACCCTCTAAGGTCTTAGTATTTTCATTACATTCTATCCTAATATTTTCTTCTCTATACAATTCAGGATATAATTTAGAAACATTATTATCTATAAAAGTAATAGTATTAGGTTGGTCAATGAGAGACTGTATGTTATTAAGAGTATCTACAAACTGAATATTATAGTTATTAATTTTTGATTGTATTTCTATAGTATTGTACATGAATATCCTCCGTCTATTATTATATTTTGTCCTGCTATATAATTATTTTCTACTGTAAGTTGATATACTAATTTTGCTACTTCTTCTGGTGTACCTAATCTTTTTAAAGGTATTTGACTTGTTATGTTTTGTATCTCTAATTCTGAATTATTTTGATAGGTTAAATCTGTCCCTATAAATCCAGGTGATATTGTATTAGCTATTATACCTTGATCTCCGTATTCAGCTACAATTGATTTTGTTAATGCATGTAGAGCATTTTTACTAGCACTATATGCTAATCTTTTAGGTTTAGCTAATTCTATCCAAATACTCCCTATGTTTATTATTCTTCCATAACTTTTATTTAACATATAAGGAAGACATTGTTGAATAATTGAAAGAGGTGACTGATAATTTACCTGCATCACCTTATTATTATCTATTTCTTCAATATATTTTAAAGGATTTATCCCAGCATTATTAATAATAATATCAAAATCAGTTTTTACTAGTATAAAATTCTTTGTTAGATCTAACTCTTCCCTTGTTGGAGAATAAACACTATGATCATTTTCTTTAAATAGGGTTACAATTGCTTTACCTATACCTCTAGAACCTCCTGTAACTAGTATCTTCATATTAAAATGTAGAAGATTGATTAATACGATCTTGGATCATTTTAATTCGTTTAATATCTTGATTTGCTAAAGTAGTATAGTATTCATGCTTGCTTGTCATCCACTCATACTCAAACATTTGAGCTTTAGCTAACACTCTAGATAAATTCTTTAATGCTATTGACGGATCAAAAATACAATATCTAGTTTCAAATTTATCAAGTAATCCTTCTGAGTGTAGTTTCTTAAGAAAATCTAATGACTCAATAGATACAGCTCCTCCTAAACAAGCTTTTAAACCTTTAGTTTTTGCTTTAATGAATACTTGTTTTGTTAATTTGTAAATCTCTTCACTATTTACATAAGATCTATCCTTACCCATTGATGATACTAAGTCAACTCTACCTACAGTCACCCCATACAGATCTTGTACTTCAGGAATAGATAATATTTTATCAGAATTATTCATAGCAGTTATTGTTTCTAAGTTTACATTTAACTGTAATGAACTTAAAGTATCTTTTGATATATGAGTTTTAGTGGCTTGTAAGAATTTTATTAATCCAAATTCTGATTCAACCATAGGTGCCACAATTCCTTTTACTCCAATAATAGTAGAGTCTTTTAAATCCCTAATAGCTTCTGGTCCTCCAATCTTTAATGTAATTTTTACTTTAGCTTCATTACATACTTGTTTAAGTCTAACTGTTTCATTAAAGGTAGCGCCTTCATCTTCAAAGCTAGTTTTGATACCTATTAGTCCCTCACTCTCAATAAGGTCTGTTAGGATTTTTACACATTTTGATTCTCTTATATTCATGTTTACCAAATAAATTTATTTTTATAATATTCAACTATATGTTTTAACTCTTTATCAAATTGTTTTTTAGACTTCCACCCTAATGCTCTTAATTTAGAGTCATCTAAAGCGTATCTAACATCTTGTCCTGGTCTAATACAAGACCAATCAATATGTTTATTTATATCTTCTATATTTATATCATTTAATATAAGTAATTTTTTTACAGTATCAAAATTACTTTGCTTAAAACCTCCACAAATGTTAAAAATCTCATTTTTAACTTCAGATTTTATAATTGTTATTATAGCATTAGCAGTATCTTGAGCATGTAACTAATTTCGAATTGGAGTACCATTATCATATATTTTCATTTTATATTTTTAAAGGTATTTATGTTATAATATAAATCATTATCAAAATCAGAAAATTGAGAATAATTAAATATTAAATCTTCTACAATTTCTTCTGCTTTATATTTAGGTGTAAAATTAAGAAATTTTTTTGCTTTTTCCAAACTTACTTTGTAATTTCTTACATCATGTATATTTAAAGTTTTTATTTCTATTGATTTTTCTATAAATTTTTCTACTTTATTTTTAACTATTTCTGCTAATTCTTTTATTTGATAGTTATCTGAAAATACATTGTATGTACCTGATGGAGCATCTATTTCTACAGCGTTAACATATGCTTGAACCGCATCTTGAATTGATAAAATTGGTCTCCATATTTCTGGGTTGTTAACTGTGATGACATTGTCAGACATAGCATTTTTAAACATAATATTTAAAACTAAATCTAATCTCATTCTAGGAGAATATCCACATACTGTTCCTTTTCTTAAAGCAATAACTTTAAAATTATCATCAGCTATTTGTAATACTCCTCTTTCACCTTGCAGTTTAGAAATACCATATGGATGTTGAGTGATTGTTAAATCTTCTTCAGTTGAAAATTTATCATCTGTAAATCCATACACTGAACAACTGCTTGCATATACAAATTTCTTTACTCCTGCTTTTTTAGCTATGTAAGCTAAATATGAAGGACAAGCCGCATTGTATATAAAATTTTTAGCAGGTGAAAAATCTGCCATGGGGTCATTTGATAAACCCGCTGTAAAAATAACACAATCAAAATTAGATAAATAGTTAGTGTTTATATCAAAAATATCTTTATTAATTACTTCTTGACCTGTTTTATTTCCAAACCATTGTAAATCAACTATGGTAACATTATGATTTCGTTGGTTGAGTGTTTTTACTAATTGGGTACCTACATATCCACAACCTCCAGCTATTAATATATTCATATTATTTTAAATTTTGAAAAAATTTATCAACTACTATTTCAATGTAATTTAATTGTTCTTCTGTTAATCCAGGATAAACTCCCATAAAGAATGTATCTTTACTTGATTTAGTAGCTATTGGAAATTGTTCTCTAGGATTTTCATAATTAGCTGCTAATTCTTCATATGCTGGGTGAAATAAAGCATTACCAGTAAAGTAAGATCGTGTTTGTATTTTAGCATTTTCTAAATGTTCTACTAAATCATTTTTGTTAAATCCACAATTGTCTTTTAAAGTAATTAAATATCCAAACCAAGATGGATCTGCTTTGTCTAATGTTTCAGGTAAATAAACTAAATCTTCATATTTTTTAAAAATGCTGTACATTCTTTTAAAATTTGATCTTCTTCGAGTATGCATTTCATCTAATTTATCTAACTGAGCTAAACCCATTGCTGCTTGCATTTCAGTTGGTTTTAAATTATAGCCTATTTCATCAAATACAAATCTATGATCATAAACTATATCATCTTGTCCTTTAAACCAATTGCTTAATCTATTGCCACAAGCTGTTCCTCCAATAATGTTACCTGGTTTGACACTGTTACAGTAACATGCTCGTCCCCAATCTCTTAAAGATGCTAAAGCCATTCTATGCCTTGGATGATTAACTGCTACAAATCCTCCTTCAGCCATTGTCATATGGTGAGCAGGAAAAAATGAACATGTTGAAATGTCACCAAATGATCCTAAAGGTTTTTCATCCCATATTGAACCTAATGCATCACAACTATCTTCTAAAAATATTAATTTATATTTTTTAACAATTTGCATTACTCTATCCATGTCAGGTGGATTACCTAATACATGAGCAAAAATAAGTCCTTTAATTTCTCCATTTACATCTTCTTCAAGTAATTTTTCAACTGCATCTAAATCAATGTTTAAACTAGGTAAAGTAACATCTACAAATACTGGCTCAAAACCACACTGTATCAATGGATTAATTGTAGTTGGAAAACATACTACTGGAGTAATGAATTTAGATCCTTTAGGTAATTTTCCCCAACGTTTTGTTTTTAATAATGAAACCATTAATAAATTAGCTGAACTACCTGAGTTGACTAATATACCATCTCTTTTTCCTAATAGTGGGGCAAATTTTTGTTCAAATTGTCTTCCTTTTTCTCCTAAAATAAACCAACCTCCTAATAATGACTCAACAGCTGCTGTGTATTCTTTAGAGTCAAAATATGGTCCTGAGTATTGTATCCAATCTTCTCCTGGTTTCCAGGTTTTATTTTGATTTTTTTCTTCTATATATGAAGTAATTAAATTTAGTATTTCTTCTTTTTTATTCATATTAAATTATTTAATTTAAATATTTCTGTTAATTTATTAGTGACATTTTGTTCATAATTAACATATTGAAGAGCCTTTTGATAGTTGTCTTCAATTGCATTAACATGTTGATGATAATATTCTCCATTTAATTTGTTTGAAATATAAATAAAATCATCTACATTTCCAAATTCTATTATTCCCTCTTTATTGAAGAAATCACCTATATTTGAACATCCCCAATAGATAGGAATTGTTTTTAATAAAAAGCAGTCTAATATTTTTTCACTAAACCATCCTCTATGAGAAAAATTTTCAATGGCAATCCCATATTGAACATCTCCAAATACTTTTTCTTTACCTATTCTAGCATCTTCAATATTATGTCTATTTCCTATTGTTTTGTAAAATTTTGTAGGTATTTTTATTTCTTTTTCTCTAGCTAAAATTTCATGACGTATTTGATGTCCATAAGATTTTAGCAACTCACCACATAAATGAGCTACTTTAAATTCTTTTTTATGTTCTTTTTCATATTGATCAGATTTAAACCAAGTATGGCCAAAAGGTAAAAATACAGCATTTTCACAGTTGTTTAATATTTTATCATCCCAAGTTAATATAGCTGCAAATGTATCTTTATTTTGAATAGCCCAATCATGTAAACCAAAATATTCATTTGGTTCATGTAAGGTTATTATGTTTATAGAAGATAGTTCTTCTTGTGTTGACGGAATACATTCAATAAATAAAGAAAAATCAATGTCTTTTAAATGATTTAGCTTTTCTTTAAATGTTTCAGAATTGAAAAAATTACTTTTTATTTTCATATACTTTTTTTATTCCATCTGCAAATTTAGTAAAAGTAAAGTTAGGTAATATTTTATTCATTTTGGTAATTGACACATCTTTTCTATATTGACCATCTAATTCAGGTGAACTATAAATTATGTTCCAATGACTCTTATTTAACGTTTTTAAAGCTATGTCAGCTAATTCATTAATACTATATGTTTCAGGATTAGACACATTAAATGATTTATTTACATTGTTATTTACCATTATTTTTATTATGTCTGCAACGTCACCAGCATAAGTAAATTGTCTTAAAGGTTTTCCAGTTCCTAATAAGTTAATAGTTGTTCCTCCAATTAAGTCTTGTTCTATAATTTTATCAATTAAAGCAGTCACATAATGGGCTTTTATTTGTTTGTTAGTGTCTAATTCACTGTAAAGATTAGATGGAGTAATGTAGCAGTATTGTGTATTGTATTGTTTATTGTATGCTTCTATTAAGCTAATCATACATCTTTTACTGTAGGCATAACCAAAGTTAGTTGGTGAAGGAGGTCCTTGAAATGTATCCTCTTCAGTCATAGGATAGTTGTCAACTTTATCTGGATAGGAACATGTGCTTGAAAGTGCTATTAGTTTATTAACATTTGTTTTGTAAGATGCCTTAATAACATTGGTGTTAATTAGTAAATTTTGTTCTAAATAATCTACTGGTCTGTTAATGTTGTCTTGTATGCCTCCAACAAGTCCAGCTAAATGAATGACAATGTTTGGTGATATGTCTTTGAATATTTTTAATGTTTGGTTGTAATCAGTTAAGTCACAGTCTTTACTGCTATGATAAATAGCTTGAGGTAACATTTGTTTTAAGTGTTTACCAACAGTACTAGTACCTCCTGTGACTAATATTTTCATAATGTACTATAATAATTGTTTTGTTTTTCTTGCTTTGCTATTATTTTGTGATGCAATAAACAGTATTCTAATGCTGGTGGCAAATTAGCATATGTATTAAATCCTGATAGGCACTCATGTACTTTATTTATCCAAACAATTTTAGAATCATTTTTGTAAATTCTCCATTGATAATCAGGAAAATTTATCCAATTATTTTCATTCACATTCCACTTCCATTTGTTGATATGTTCATCTGTTAATCCATCTACTGTGTTGATTCTAGCAACTAAGTAAACTTCATTGTTTAAATTGTATTTTAAAATGTCAGGTAAGTTTTGAATTAATGTTTCACTAACCATTTCATCAGCATCTATTTGAAAAATATAGTCTCCTGAACAGTAACTATTAAGTTTGTTTTTCCAATTGGCAAAGTGTCCTTCAAATTCTCCTGGCCACACAACCATGTGATCCATGTTGTGCATTTCATAATGACGCAGAGTTGATGTTAACTGTTCATTAGCTTTTACTGTGTCCATTAACACTACAATTTCATCTTGCTTTTGCTTGTTTTTAAGAAGAAGATCAAGTAATCTTATTATTTCTTCTAACTCATTACAAACAGTAATTGCATAACTAATTTTCATACTTTAAATATATAAAGTTTATTTTGCTTTTACAAATTTACTCTGGAATTACTCCTATGTAAGATAAAGCCTCCATAAAATCTTTCATTTCAAAAGACTTCATTGTAGTCATGTCCATTCTCCATTTGTAAAATTCGCCTGGTTTGCTTTTAATTGGATATTTTGCTTTTTCCTCCTCTAAAACTTCAACAGCTTTTACTCCTGCCCATTTAGCATTTTCTTTAGATGTGCCATTGTAAAATACCATACCTTGTTGTGGCACGTTTATAGTAGTAGGCATCCATATTAAGTTGTCTTCATCTTTAAATGTTGAATCTTTATACAGTTCAGGTAACACTTCTAGTTGTTGAGTGTAAAATTCTTCTCCTTCTTTCATTAAAGAGTTTGTTGTGAATCCACATCCAAAGCAAGAATATGTTTTTATTGACGTAGAGTTTTCTACAACATAGCATGCATCTGAAGAGCAGTGTTTACATATAATTAAGTTGTCTTTCATATTTTAGTTAGTTTTGGTAATTCGATTTTTTTCAATTGTGGTAATTTTAATTGTATTTGTTTTGGAAATTCAGGAATTAGTTTTAAGTACTCAGACATTTTTTCAGTCATTTTTTCAAATGAGAAATTTTGTTTACAGTAAAATCCTTGCCTTTTTCCTCCATCAACATAGTTTTTATAATTTTCAAACATGTCTTTTAAGTAAAATCCTACTTGACCTGTGTCAGGTGAAAACCATGAACCTTCTTTCAACAACATGTTGTTTGCAGCACTTGGATGAACAGGTGTTAAAGTGCCATTGATTAAAGTTGTAAATTCTGGCTTTAAGAAGTCTAAATGGCCACTAAAGTTTGTTGTTATAATTGGCTTTTTACTTTGAGTAAACTCAAGTAGTGGTCTTCCAAATCCTTCACCTTTAGTTAACGATACCATTGCCTTTACTTTTACATGGTTATACAATTCATTTATTTCTTCATCTGTAAATTCTCCATGTAACAAGTAAATGTTAGGCATGTCTACAGTGGCACATGTTGATTTAATTTGTTCAATTCTTTTTAAAATTTCATCACGTTCCATGTATGATGAACCTACTAAAGATGTTTTTAAAATAAGAGCAGGTTTTACTTTTTTATTTTTAAATGTTTCTATAAATGCTTTAATTAGCAGTCCTACATTTTTTCTGTCTTCTCCTAAGTCACCTGGAAGCCAATGTCCTAAAAACAAGTAGCAAAAATCTTCAGAAATTGAATCTAGGTTGCCTATTTTTTTGTTAGACACTTCTAAGTATTTGTAAATGTTTGTGTCAACACCTTCAAATATTACTTCAATAGGTGTTTTCATTTCAACAATACTTTCTACTTGTTTTGTTGTGTCATTTACTTTTTGAAATTTAGACGCTAAAAATGCTTTTTTAGAATGTTCTGATGACACTAATGTTAAGTCCATTCTGTTCATTCCTTCAATCCATTCAGCAGGTACCATGTTTATTTCTAAACCTGCAGTTATGCCAATGTTGTATTTTCCTACTTTTTGAAATTCATTTGGCACAGTAATCCAAATCATAACATCTGGCTGAGTGGTAAGTTGTTGTGGATAAAGATATTTATTTAAAAAATGCCATTCAGGATTGTCTTCAATAAATCCATTTGGAGTGTTTCCCCAATTGCAAGGTATAATTTTAAAATCCCATTCATCTTTTTTCAATTCAATGATTGATTTTACAGTGTCTCGAGAGCGAGAGCCATATCCTGATAATGTATCTACTGGTGCGTAGATTACGCATGTATTTTTACTATTCATAAATTTTATTTAATGTTTATATTTTTAATTTTTTCTATTGCTTGTGAAGGTATGTTATTTAATGTATAATATCCTTGTTTATAATTAGGATCAGTATATAGTTTTAAATAATCCCCAGGAACCATATCTGTTTTTATTTTTAATATTGTCCAATCATTTATTCCTGTTTTTTGAAAAAACATTTCACCTAAATTTTCTACATCTTTTAAATCTTTAGATAAATAAACTCTGTCAGGATGATATGATGCTTTTGATCTTGATTTAGGAACTAGTCCTATTTTTAAAATTTTATCAGCATTTTGAGTTGGAGTAATATGGTATAAAATATCCGGTATGTTTTCAACTATTTCTTCATCAAATTTGGCTTCAAATCTTAACTTAATTTCACCTTCTTTAAAATATTTTTCATTCCATTTACCTGTGTATTCTTCTGTTTCTACATATGAAGGAAACCATCCTAAATTATTTGCATCTTTAATAATTCCATTGTTTAAAGCATTTATGTCAGTACTAAAAGTCTTAATAGAAAATGAATTTTTAGATTTAGAAAATATAAATTTTGAAGAATATTTTTTTTCTAAAATGTTTAGAGTTTTTCCTATATTTGTAGTTTTAATTAAACCTTCTGTTAAATTTAAATTATATTCTTCTTTGTATATTTCTAATAATAATTTTAATAATTTCATTAATATATAATTTTATGATTTAATACTCTTTTTTCTACATTTTTGGTGTTGATAAGTTCAAATTTTGCTCTTGGCTTCCAAGTTGAAAACAAAATGTCTAAATATTTAATGATTCTTTGACCCATTTTTTCTCCTGTTAATCCTGCTTCATCACTTAAAGCCCATTGTCTACCTTTCAATCCTCTTGCTTTACGTTCTTCTTTACTTAAGTCATAAACTGCTTTAATTTGTAATGCTGCATTTTCAGCTGTGCACCTGTCGTCCCAAATGTATGGAGTAATAGGAGAACCTTGAATTGATCTGCTAGTTGGAAATACTGGGAAGGCCCATTCTCCATGTTCTTTAACTGTGCCATTGTGGTTGGAAGGAAAATCAGCGTCCAATTCCATCCATTTTTTATCTTTTACAAAACGCATTTGATCTTGCATTCCTCCTGTTACATTTGCTACAATTACATTTCCACATAAAATGGCTTCTGTTAATGCCAATCCCCAACCTTCATTGCTTGTTAGCAATATTTGAGCGTCTGTTAAGTTGTATAAATAGCTCATTTGTTGAGGATTTAACATTCCTGGTGAAAACAAAATGTTGTATTTTTCATCATCACTAAACAAGTATTCTTTTACTGCTGCTAAATCTGTTCCATTGTCATCACATATTTGAGTGTGTAACATTATAGCACAACGTTTTGCTTTTTCTTTAGGCAATTCATCAATGAACAATTTATATGCTAGTAAAGTGTCTGGAATTTGTTTTCTGCGAATGTTTCTTGAGTTGAAAAATAAAACAAAGTCATATTCTTTTCCTTTAAACATTTCATTTTTAAATTTAACATATTCAGGATTTTTCTTTTCCTCATTGGAAAAAGGTCTGAATAAATCATGATTTAATCCATGAGGCACATATTCAATTATTTTATCTTTTACTTTATCTCCTAACACTAACTTGTTGATGTTTACAGTTTGTTTAGAAATGCCTAACAATGCATCACATGCTTCATAGTATGGTCTGTTGTACATTGGAGCTGGATAGTTGTCCCAAATGTTTAAGTAAACAATGGGAATTTTTCTTCTAATTTCATTTTCAATTTGAAACAGCCAAATGAAATATCTTGGATCAGTGATTAAAAATACAGCGTCAGGTTTTTCAATTTTAATAAGTTGTCTAATTAAATTAGCGTCACCATATCCATCTACTGGATAAATGGCAATTGAACTGTCTGTCAATCCTGTGTTAAGATTAGTGTCTTGAGAAATGTCTAATTTTTTACCCTTGTCTGGATGGTTTAGTGCTCCTGCAACTTGTATCCAGTTGAAGTGTTGGGCTGTGTTAAGAACCATTTCTCGAGCAACAGTTGCTACTCCTGAGTGTACTCGAATGTCGTCACAAATGAGCATGATTTTTTTCCTCTCATTTTGAGGCAAATAGGCAAAACTTGAATTCATATAACTTGTTTAGTGTTTATTTATTGTGATTGGTAACTTGTTTTCTAAATTCTTCTGAGTTAAGATATAAATCCATTGCTCGATTTACAAGCTTATTTAAAGAAAATTTACGTTTAATGCATTCTATTTTAAAAGTGTCAAATATTTCTTTGTTAACTTTTACTGATGTGAGTATTTCATCCATAGTAGTATATATTGGTTATATATAAATATATGTATTCTACTTTAAAATCGCCTCATTGTATAAATCTTTACTAAGGTTTGGTATTCCATATTATTTTTCTTCCTTTTAAGGCTTTTCCTATGTTTTCTTTATGTTGTTTAGACATATGTTTTTTAACTCCTTTATCTTTTTTTGTCAAAAACATTTCTAAATCAAACCTAGGAGGAAGTGGATCTGTTTTTTTTCTCCATATGTATCCTCCTGATGTTTTGGCCTTTTTGTTTATACATGAATTTACATCTAAATTTAGTATTTTTTTAACTTCAATTCTCCCTTCCCATTCTTTAATAAAATTCCCCTGTAAATCATATTGGAGGATAGGTTTTCGTAAACTTTTACTAGTTTTTAGTATATGTTCTTTTGATTTAGGAATACCTTTACCTCTACTTACACCCATATTGCTTTTACTTTTTAATTTTTTAGTTTCCTCAGATTCAATTCTTCCCATAAGTGACATTGATTTTTTTAAACATGATTCTGTAGAATGTTTTCTTCCTTTATTTGCCTTACTTATTTTATCTTTAGTTTCTTGACTTTTATATCCTCCTTTTCCATCAATTAAATGACAAAATAATGCTTTATTCCAACCAAATTCATTTATAAATTGTTGTTTATAAAATATTTCTTTTTCATCTAATTGTTCAACTAAACATTCTTCTATAACTTCAGACATATGTTTTTCCCAACTGTATTTTTTAAGTGAATTATAAAGTTTAGGTTGATCTTTACATTTTACTTTTGAATAATATTTCCATCTATTATCTATCTCAGTTGATTGTCCTATATAAACTTTACCACTAGGGCTCGTTATTTTATAAATTCCTAGATTTTTCATATTTATGTTTTATTATAAATATTACAAAAATATAAAAAATCTATGTAATTATATTCCTTCTGAACATAATGATTTTAGTTGGCGGTAAGGACAATATGCACAAGCCCATTTTGACGGTGTTGCTTGGTGACTTACAGTCTTATATGAACCATCAAGATTAAATGTTTCTTCTATAAAAGTGCCCAATGCTGTTTTGGCTTTTTTAACTTTTGTTTTGCCATTTGCAGGGTTGAACTGTTGAATGCGTTTTTGAGGAAATTCACTTTCTTCCCATATTTTTCTTTTTACTATAAAAAATTCAACATCTATGTTTTCTTCATCTACTCCAAACTGTTCACTAAAAAATGACTTGTACAACAATATTTGAAATTGTTTAACTTCATCTTTCTTTTCTTTGTCTTTCCATCCACGAGTGCTAGTTTTTATGTCGTATATAATGAATTGATTTGTAGGTTCATGGTATAAGACTAAGTCAATAAATCCATTGAATAAAACGTTGTTATGCGTTTTATTTGGCGCAATAACAATGGGCATTTCAATTCCTACTAAATGCCAATCTTTCAAACTAAAATATTCACTTCTCTTTTTCTTGATGAAGTCTAAAATGGCTAAACCATCATCATAGAATTCTCTCATTTCTTTTGGACTGCTGAAGTGAACATTTTTATTGTCCTTATAGCCCTTTGCATAGTTTTCTCTAAATCTTTCTTCAAAGTATTCTTCTATGTTTATAGCATCTGCCTTTACTCCACTTTCATTGTACATCACAGACAGGTAATTTTGCAGTGTTTCATGCACTGCAGTGCCAAAAGTCATGTTGATAGAAAAACTAGGTATTTTATGTCCTTCCTTATACTGTAAAGACCACTTTTTAGGGCAAGATAAAAACATTGACAGTTGTGAGTAAGATATGCTCTTTTGAAAAGCATAGTCTACAGCTGTTGGCTTGTATGCCTGTATTTTCTTTATGATGGAAGGAATTTTGTTTTTAGCCATTAGATTTTAACATTGTTTTTACTTTTTGAAGATATAAAATGGCGTCCATATGTTCTTGCAAGGCATGTTCAATAAAGTCTTCAATTGATAAGTCAACTCTGTCTAATGTTACACCGTATTTTTTTTCTCCCATTTTAGCTCTGTCAACAAATTTTTCTACAATTGTTTGAACAATTGAATCGGGAGTGTATTCTGTGTATTTTATCATTTAATTAATTTTTTAACTTGTTTTTCATCAACTCCCTTACTTAGCAAAACATTTTCCAGCCATTTATCATCTGTAATTTGAATGTATTCTTCTGCTTCAACTGTTGAACATTTAAAATATTCAGAAACATGCTGAAGCACTTCAGGTGGCAAGGTTTTTTTAACAGTTGACTTAATGTAAGGAGAGTAAGTGTTTTTACTTTGTGGAATCATAAAACAGTACACTTCATACAATTTTTTAGGATCTTGAATGTTTAACTTTTGAATGTAGTTGGTAATGTCAATGTACTTTGGATTCATGCTTAAAAATTTATGAATCATGTATATGTTAAACACTTTTCTTTGTTCAGGTCCAAATGTGTCCCAATTTGGCTTTGTGTCAATGATTGCTTTAAGAAAATCAAAGATGGTAAATGTCTTTACTTTACTAGATGTTTTTGTCATATTATTTTCCTAAAGTAAAACCAATGTCTTTATAATCATCTCTAATTTCTTTAGGAATCATGTCTAAAAGAATCTTGTTAGTGCTAACATTATACATAACAGGAATTGGAATTAAAGCATCCTCAGCTGTTCCTGCTAGAAATTTACTCATTTTTCTTAAAACCGCTCCTTCAGCTAGTAGTATTGGTTTTCCATCTTCTGAAAGAATGGGAGTGGACTGAGTGATGTCCATTTTCATTTTTAATTGTTCGTTGCTCATATTTGTTTATTTGATTGTTTTTCTTCGATTAATTTTAATAGTGTTCTTTCTTCTTCTCTGAGTCTAGCAGCGTTTTCGTACTCCATTGCTCGTACAGCAATGTTTTTCTTTTTATTAACTTCAGCTAAACGTTGTTCTAATTCTTCTAATGTTTCCATTTTCATTTTTAATTGTTCTTGGCTCATTTTTTTTTTTGTTTATTTGATTGTTAGTTTATTATGTTAATGATAAAAATATACGTTCCTCTTTTTTAAAACACTCTCCATTTATTATCATGTCACCATTTTCATTTCTTTCATTTTCAACAATACAATAAATCCAACGAAGTTGTTCAAGATAAGATACAACTTTAGTAATTTTACACCATTTTGGTTTAAACATATCACTAGCTGTATCAATGTCATCCAATATTTTAAAATACTTCTCTACTATTTTATAAAGTGGTGCAACATTTATAGCTTTTCGTTTTGCCATATCTACATTATATGTATCATCATAAATTTGCTTCAATGTAGCATCATCTTCATTAGCTTGCTTTACTTTGCTTTGACAATACTTTACATAGTTTTTATTACCTTCTATACCTTCATATCCCTCAAGAATATTTTCAATTGATAATAAAATATCTCTTAATTTATTTGCTGCGTACAGCATTTGATGTTTATTATTTTTCATATTTTTTTATATTCCCAAATATAATTAAGGGAAACGTATTTTCCAATTTTTAATTTATCTCTTTTTCTTGGTAAGTGTTTTTCATTTTGAACACAACATGCATTGATAGCCATGTAACTTAATCCTAACTCAGTTGATGCTTTTTTACCTGTTTCCCATTCCTTAATTACATTACCTTTAAGATCTTTTTGTAAAATAGGTCGTCCGAAAGATTTTGATGCTGATTCAGAAAGATTTTTCTTCCATTCATTATCTTTTACATGTCCTAATTTAATTTGGCTTTTTTTCTTTTTAGTTTCTTCACTATCTTTTTTTCCTAAATGAGATAAGCTTTGTTTTAATTTAGTTTCTTTTGAAAATGTTTTACCTAAATTTGTTTTTTTGGTTTTCATTAATTTAGAAAATTCTAATTTTACAGATTCATATGTTCTACTACTAATACAATAAGATTCTGCTGTTTTCCATCTTCGTTTTCCTGTAGCCATTAACCATAAAGAATATTTTAGTTTTTCATTTTTAGGATAAATTTCAACCAATAAACGATGACATAAAAAATGTTCTCTTGCTGTTAGTTCTACTATATTTTCTTTATTGTTTGATCCACCTAAACATTTAGGTATGGCATGGTGTTTTTCTTTATAACCTTGTATTTGACGAATTTTAGCACGTTCTATTATTTGACTGTATATTCTTTGATAATCCATGTTTTATTATAAATATTGTCAAAATGGATAAGGAAACAAACGTTCAATTATTTTTTAGTAGAAATGATTTCCAATACACGAGAAATAGTGCTCATAATATTTATCTCTTTGTCCAAAACAAAATGAGCGTGATACATATGTTCCTCCAAAGTACATATAATTGTACCTTCATTTTCTTTAGCATATTCATTTAATTTATTGTATAAAAATTTATATAAACTTTCAAAGTCATCTACTTCCGAATTTGCAACAATTTGCCTTATAACATTAAACGACTTAGTAGATGGTTTTTTTAATTCTTCTAGTATTTTTACTTGATAGTCATTAGATTCATTTATTGAGTTGTCTAATGTTAAAGTTCCATCAATAGTGTACTTTTGACAGTTGTTGATGATTTTTCTAAAGTCAGGATAAAACTTGTTTACAATAGTGACTAAATCAGGAATTTCATATTCAATGTCTTCTTTGTCTAAGATAATGCTAACATGTTGTGCCACTACTTTTTTACTTGGGGGAGACAAGTCAAATTCTTGACATCTGCTTCTTAAAGGTTCTATAAGTCGTTCTGCATAGTTTCCTGTTAAAATAAAACGAGTAGTTAAAGAATATGTTTCCATCATGTTTAACAAAATGACTTGTCCTGCTTGTAAAATGTGAGTTGCTTCATCCAATATCACTATTTTGAGTGGTGCAAAGCTACCAGCAGCAGCAAATGCTCCTACTTTGTCTCTCATAATGTCTATGCTTCTCTCATCTGTAGCATTTATGTAAAGAAAGTCACAGTCAATGTTGTTGACTAATATTTTTGCAAGTGTTGTTTTTCCTGCGCCTGGTTTTCCTGCAAATAGGAGGTGTGGAATGTCTTGTTTGTCAATGAATTCTTGAAATTTAGCTTTCACTTCATCTTTACAAATGTATCCTTCTAAAGTGTCTGGACGATACTTTTCATTTAATATTGTGTGTAACCTTTTTGACATAACTTTTATTTAAAAATTGTATTTCTTCTTCATTGTCTCATAAAACTCAGGACATTCAGGAGCATATTTTTTAAGCAAATTAAGATAATATTGGTGTTTAAATTTCTTATCATCTGTGCTTTCATATATAATTAAATCTCTTAATTTAGCAGCCATTTCATAACGTTCTTTTTCAACACACCAGTCTAAACGGTCTTGCATTACTTCAATGTATGCATTTTGAGTCATAACTTTTATTTTTATTTAAATATATGTTAGAGAATTTTGTAAGCCAAACTAGTCTCCGTAAATGTTAAATTTTTTAGGCGGTTCAGGAGCCACAGTTTCATTTGTGATGATGTATATTTCTCCTTTTAAAGGCGACAGTTTAAAGTCATAAGCCGTTTGAGTTTTTTGATAGTATGCCTCTAATGCTTCTGTTAAAGACTTATGTATAACCTTATCATCAATCAACTTCCAAGAATCTCCTGGTGGATAGCGTTTAGCGATTAGTGTGTAAACTTCTTGTTCCATGTTTTAGTACATTTGAGGTGAAGCTAATTCTTCTTTTTTGTCATTGTTTACTTCTACAATTGCTGCTTCTGTTAACAAAACTGTGCCTGCAACAGATGATGCATTTTCTAAAGCATTTCTTGTTACTTTAGTTGGATCAATGATGCCTGCCTCTTTCATGTCTACAAATGTTTCACTTTTGATGTTGTATCCTTTCCAATTGTTTTTTCCTTCCATTTTGTTGATCAACCTGTAACAATCTCCTTCGGTGTAGCCAGCATTTGTTAAAATTTTCATAAATGGAGCAAGACATGCTTCTTTAACAATTTTTTTACCAATGTGAATGTCTGAGTTTAAATCTTCTTTAGAAATGGTAATAGCTTCTCTAGCGTATAACAATGCAGCTCCTCCTCCTGGTACTATGCCTTCCTCAATGGCTGCTTTTGTAGCGTGTAAAGCATCATCTACTCTGTCTTTAGTTTCTTTCATTTCTAATTCACTATTTCCTCCAACATGTATAATTGCTACTCCACCTATAAACTTTGCTAAACGTTCTTGTAGTTTTTCTTTTTCAAATGGTACTGTTGACTTGTCAATTTGCATTTGCAGTTCATCAATTCTTTCTTCAATTTTTTCAACTGTTCCTTTACCATCAACAATTGTTGTTTGGTCTTTAGTTACTGTAACCAAACGAGCACTTCCAAACCATTCCCAAGAAAACTTGTCTAACTTCATGCCTTTTTCACTGCTAAACACTTGTCCACCTGTCATTGTGGCAATGTCTTCTAAAATGAGTTTTCTACGGTCTCCAAAGTCAGGAGCTTTTACTGCTGCCACTTTAATTGTGCCTCGAATTTTGTTTACTATAAGTGTAGATAAAGCTTCTCCATCTATGTCTTCAGCAATGATAAATAAAGATTTACCTGTTGATGAAATACTTTCTAAAATTGGCAGTAAGTCTTTTACTTGAGTAAATCGTTTGTCTGCAATTAAAATGTATGGTTCTTCTAAAGTGCAAGTCATGTCATTGTTGTTTGTGACAAAATAATGTGACTTGTATCCTCTGTCAAATTGCATTCCTTCTACTGTTTCTAAATATGTGTCTCCACTTTTAGACTCTTCAATGTGAACTACTCCTTCACGACCTACTTTTTCCATTGCTGCTGCAATTAATTTTCCAATTTCAACATCATTGTTTGCAGAAATTGTTGCTACTTGTTCTAGTTGAGTTTCTGAAGTAATGTCTTTAGAAATGTCTTTGCGTAAAGATGTTACTACTTCTTTTACTGCAGCATCTATTCCACGTTTGATTTCTACTGCATTTGCTCCTTTGTCTAAGTAAGTTAAACCTCCATTTATAATACTTTGAGCTAGTAGAGTTGATGTGGTTGTTCCATCACCTGCATTGTTGCCTGTTTTAATGGCTGCTTGTTTAATCATTTGAGCGCCTAAATTTTCCACTTGATCTTCTAAGTCGGAAATTTGTTTAGCACAAGTAACTCCGTCTTTTGTTGACCTTACTTCACCGTACTCAGTGTAAATGACATTTCGACCATTTGGTCCTAATGTTGAGGTAACTGCGTTGGCTACCTTGTTGATTCCACTGACAAGTTTTTTTCTTGCTTCAGAACCAAATTCAATGTTTTTGTTCATAACTTTGTTTTAGTCGTTTATAATTGCTATTACTTGATTTTCTAATGTACCATAGTATTCTTCTCCTTCAAATTCTATTTTAGTTGGTCCCATTTGAGGTAAAATTACCTTTTGACCTACTTTTAATGTTGAAGCTACAAATTCTCCTGTTGCACAGTGATAACCAGGACCTACAGACACAATAGTACCTGTTAGGTTCTTCTCGCGGCCGAGGTCAGGAACTATGATACTTCCATAAGTAGTTTCTTCTTGTGTTTGGGGTTTGACAATGATTGAGTTGAAAACTGCTGTTAATTTCATATAACTTTTTTGGTTTATAACTTATTTTACTATGATAAATATATTAAGATTCAGGTGGATAAACAAGCTTAATTTCTTCTTCTTCAACTAATTGTGCTTCTTCAATCTTTTGGCAAAAGTAATATAAACCATCTTTTTTCAACACAGTGTCAGCACAAATGTACTCCTTGTACTCCTGCACAAAATCTGCAGGAAATGTATCTTCTTTAAGAATGCGTTTAATTATGTATAAAGCATCTTCCCATTCTACTACTTGTTTGCTTATTGTAAACATTATATGTCTTTTTTAACCATGTAATATGTGCTTACGGTGTTAGCTGTTTCAAATGACAACTTTAACAGTCCATCTAAGTTAATGCTCATTTTTGCTTTAACAGAGTCTTTATTGGCTGATAGTATTTCCTTCAACAAGTTTGAACTAAAACTTAAAGTAAAGTCAGATGGCACATCTTTTTGTGTAAAGTTAGTCATAAAGTAAGATACTTTATTTGCATATTCAATGTCTCCTCCAAATGTAAGTTCAAGTTGAAAGTCTCCATCTATGCTTGTGGTTGGTTTGAACACAACTGTTTCACTTTCAGACAAGGCAGATTTTGCTTTTATTAGGGCAGTTATAATTTCTCCATTTAATTCTGTTTCTAAGTTGAATATGTTAGAACCATTAAACGCTCCAGTTTTTGGAACAGTTAATATGTCTGCTAAGGCATAGTTGACAGTGAATTGATTGTCTGCAATAATAAGTTTAGTAAATGTTTTACCATTTTTAATGTAGTCTAACATTATTTCTCCACTTGAAATTCCTATGAGTTTAAGAAGTTGAGTTGTGTTGCTTATTCCAACTGATGAGTCTACTAAGTTAAAATTGCTGTAGTTTATTTCTCCAATCATTTCTCTAGTTGGAGCAGTAAATTTAATGTTTAGATTGTTACTTTTTACATCCCATTTAACTCCTTCTATGAGGCCGTTTAAATAGTATTTGTTTATAACTGCTTGAAATTCTACTTTTGAAATCATAACTTTAATATATGTTTTTAAATATTGTAAGCCAAATCTTATTTATATTTCCATTTAAAACCTCCTGCTGTTTTTTGTTTTCCTGAGAGGGATGCATTTATGTCTGCTTTAATATATTTTTTAGCTTCAATTATACTTGGCCATTCTTTAATTAGATTTCCTTTTAAATCATACTGTATGATGGGTTTTTGATTTCTAGTAATACCTTTATTATTTTTACTTATATTATCAGAATGATGTTTAGTTTTTGATTTCCCTATAAGTGATTTACTTATATTATCACCACGTTTTTTATTTCCTATTAAAGATTTACTTATCTTTAAACCCCGTTTTGGATTAGAAAGAGAAATATTTCCTTTAAGAGATTCACTACGTTTTTGTATAGTTTCTTTAGATTGTATTCTTCCTTTAAGAGCTTTACTTATACTGTCTTTAGTTTCTTTAGAATGAGACCATCCACCATTACCTAATTCTTCTCTAACATTACATAAATTTTCATAACCAATTTGTTTACATATTTCTGCTTCTAACTCAAATGCTTTTATTTCAGATATATTATTTACAAGTATTATAGATTCAAAACCATGTTTATTAACTATATTCCACCAATGTGGATTTCTACTTTCTTTAGCTTTATATCTTTTTCTTGATCCTTTACCAATGTAAAAACATTTACCATCTGTTTTTCTTAAATGAGCATATACATAAAATCGTGCATTTTCCATTTGTTATAAATATGCTAGAAGTTAAAGAACTTTCCAACATTTGGATTTAAGATAACCCAACCCCATTTTAGATCACTATATATACTCTTTAATTTGTTGGCTAATAATGAGTCAAATATTTCTTCTATATCTATATATGTCTTTACAAACTCCTCAATTTCAGGAGGTACTTTCGCGTTTGGTATCCCTATAACCCTTAATCCAAATGGATTTTGTTTTAGGTTAATGATAAACAATTTGTCACCTTCAATTATACTTTCATATTTTTTGTCTAGCTTTTTAAACTTTAACAAGTCATTATATACCACAGCGGCACGAGTATTTATAGGAGTTTTCAACTTAAATCTACTAAATATTTCTCCTGTTGTTGCTTTTACTTGATAGTTTGTTATTTGTTTTACTCCCATTGGTTTGCCTAACACTTTAGGATCTAGTGTTTTAAGTGACTTGTAAAAGTTAACAATTGAACTGTCTATTTCTTCTTGTGGTTTTCCAAACAGTATATCCTTGATAAAATTTTCACCAAACTTTTTAAACAGTTTGTTCATGTTGGACTTCATCAACTCAATGCCTTTCATGTCTAATTCTTCAACGTCTACTCCTTCCTTGTTGGTAACATACATTGCGTATCTTCTTTTGCCTGTTGTAAGCACTCCAGCACAAATTACCTCTTGTTTGAGCTGGAAGTAGTGAGTGTTGGGCTTGATGTTGAACAAACGTTTGCTTAACTCATTTAAGTAAAAATTGGATGAGTTTTGTATTTCTTGAGCTAATTCTAATATTTTACCATTTTTATCTTCTTGTTTAAGATTTGGAAATCTATGTTTTAAAAGATCACCCAACACAATGTACAGTGAATCAGTGTCACTAATACAAATGTTTTGTTTTTTTTCTTTAATTTCAGTGTTAATTTTATCATTTACAAAGTTAATGCTTTCTTTTGTTAGTCTTTGTCCTGAGTTTGTAATAGCTGAACTGCATATTAAGTGTCCATCAGTAAATCTCCAACCATTTTTTGCAAATGTACCATACATTGCATTTTGTAAAATTTTAAAAGAAAATTGAAATAAGTCATATGAATTGTACTTTGTCCAGTCTTTTTCCTTACCTGCTTTTTTCTTTAATGTTCGATAGTGTTCTCTCTTTTCAAACCAACTTTCTAATATTTTTGCAACTACACTTTGTTCATCAGTTCTAAACATGGCTCCTGATGCTGCTACTGTAAAGTTGTTTTTTTCAATTATGTCAATTAAGTCTCCCAATTTTATTTTGGTTGATTTAAGAGTATAATTTTCTTTGTTTAACTTTTCAATATTTACTATTTCACTTACATCTCTTTGTTTGAGCTTTTCCAATGAGTGATTTTGTTCATATGTTGGATTATGATCTACTTTAATTCTGCCTACTAATGTTTCAATGCCTAAGTTTAAAGACTTGATAATTGAAGGATACAGTGATGTAAAGTCTAAGTCTATAACATCAAAGTACAAGCCTGGCACTGGTTCAAGTATGTATCCTCCAGCATATGTTTCATTTGCCATTTTTAAAGATGGATTGTGTGTTGTTGGTTTATTTGGTGATATGATGCCTTCTCGTTTGAGATATTTTAAAATGGCACCTTCATTCATTACTGTGTTGTAGTAAATGCTCTCATAAGGTATGTTGCATATATGAGATATCATTATGGTTAATTCAATAAATTTAAGTTTTTCCTCTAATTTTTCAATAATTTCAACGTCGCGTAAGTTATAGTCAATAAACACATTTAAATCGTTTTTAAACAACGTGTTTAAATTTCCCTCATATTCTACCTTACCTAAGTCAACATATTTTAAACCAATGTCATTTAATTTATATGATGGCTCTTCCTTCATAATGTATTTTTTATGAAGCAACATGTAGTCTAAATGGTTGACTCCTCCTATGGTAACTTGTAAAGCACCTGCAAATTCTTTAAAGTGAACTTTTCTAATTGGAGACAATTTTAACACTTCATCTTTACCTAACACACGTTTGATTCTAAAGTATAAGTAAGGAATGTCAAAGTAAGCACTGTTCCATCCAGTTACTATTGTTGGGTCTAACTCTTCCCATTTGTTTAAGAATTTTTTAATTAATTCTTTTTCAGAAACACAAGGTATAATGTGTTTTCCATTTTCATTTACTTCTTCAATTTCTTTACTTTTGTCTACAACAAAACACATTTTGGTCTTTGTGGTAATGTCTATTAAAGCAATTGAAGTTAAAGACATAGGAGCATCCTTAATGTATTCAGGTGTTAAAGCACCTCCCATTTCAATTTCAATGTCTAAGTATAAGATGTTGTGCCATGAAGGAACTACATCATCATATTTGGAATATAAATCTCTCAACAGTATTAGTTCTTTGTTGATGTCTTTTTCCAATATGTTTACATTGTCTTTGCTGTATTTTTTAGTTGGAATAGCATATCCTCCTGTCAACACAGGTTGAGCATTTTCTTGCCACTTGTTGACTCGTTTCCAAAAAGTAGGTTGATATTGGAAGTGACTCCATCCTTCTTCATCATCACGTAAATAGTAAGTGTACGTTTTAAAATCGTAGTGAATTGCCTGATACATAACTTTTATTTTGAAAATACTTTAAAGAAATTTCTTTAAATTGGGTCTGAAGTAGTTGATTGATTTTAACACTTTTTTGTCTGATTTCCTGTACACCACCCAATATTCTCCTACCTGTTCATAGTATGTTTCTTCACCAATTCGTTTTGCTTCACTTTCTGCTGTTTGTTTAGCTTCTTGTTCTGTTTTACATGCTTTAGACATATTTGAAGCTTGCACTTCAGCATATGCATCCATAAATTTATCTTTTAAACCATGTAACATAACTCCATTTCCTGTTGCAACATAAGTAATGTCACAAAGTGCATCTAACACTTCTACAATGTCTCCTGTTTCACAAGCATGTTTATATTCTTCTAATTCTTCTAAAATGAAATTGTAAACAAATTCCCATTCTTTACGTTCTGGAATGTTTGGAGTGTAGGTGTTTGGCTTGCCCATAGTGGCATTAAATGTTTCTACTTCAGAAACAAATGGTACGTATTTTTTTTCCATAGTTTTATTTTTATGATTAAATATAAGAAAAAATATTTAAACAACCAAGTTTTTATTTTAGTAAAGTATGTTTCCAAAATTTAATGTTGGAAGTGAATTTCCATTTTTGTCTTTAGCAAAATCTAAACATAAACAAGTTAAGTTGCCATTGTCTGACAATGCAAAGAATAAAAAGTCTTTTACTGTTGACTCAGCACAGTTAGTTAAAATGTACATCGCATCTTTTCTTGCTGATGATTTGATGTTTTCTTTAACTAATTGTTTAAGTACTTTTTTTAACTTAGAATTGACTTTACATGAGTTGTTAGAAGTCTTTGCCATTTTTCATTATTGCTTGTAAAAATTCATCACGAATCATATTGTTTGGCTCCATAAATACTCCACTGAATTTATTGGTGGTCATTGTTGAAGTAGGATGTTTAATGCCTCTGTTTGAACAACACATGTGTTTAGCTGCTACACTTACTGCTACAGATTTACAGTTCATCTTTTCAGTTAAAAATGAGTGAATTTGTTGAGTTAGAGATTCTTGCATTTGTGGTCTACGAGAAAACCAATCTACTACTCTGTTTAATTTGCTTAAACCAACTACTTTTTCTTCAGGCACATATGCTACAGAGGCATATCCTGTAAATGGTAAATTGTGATGAGCACACATAGACACTACTGGAATTCCTGTTTGAATAACTATTCCATCATAGTTTTCTTCATTTGGAAACACAGTCATTGAAGGAGCTTCTGTTACTGAGCCTACAATTAAATCTTTTAGCCAAGCTTTTGCTACTCTCTTTGGTGTGTCAACAGTTTGTCTGTCTTTTTCATAGTCAAATCCCACTGCTTTTAAAAATTCACCATAATGTTTAGATGCTTTTTCAATCATCTTTTCAATTTCTTTTGGTGTGCGGGGAGCATTTTCATTTGCTTTGTTTAGTAATTCCATTTTTATTTTTCGTTTGTTAAAGTATTTAATATGTAAGTTAAACCGTCTAATTCATTGTTGAATATTAATTCATCCATTTTTATTTTTCGCTTGTCTAAACATCTATGAACCATACTTGTTAGTTCACTACTAAATGTTTCATTTAAATAAGTTTCAATAAATAGCTTATGATTGGTAATTTTAATTTTATTTAGTCCTAATATCAATGTGTAGTCTTTTTTTTCTGTTTGAATGTAAATAACTTCTGATGTTGGAAATACAGTTATGATATTTTTGTCATTTGACAGTAAAGAAGCAATTGTTTTTTTAATTAAAACTTCATTAGAATCAGGAGTATGTTTTTTGTAAAGTTTATTGTTGATAATAACTCTAAGTTTTTTAAATTTATACTTAAATTTCATTGTTATGTGTTTAATGTTTTAAGTTATTGTTTAGTATTGTTTCTATCTGATTTAATTCTTTATAACTAAATATAAGAAGTTTAATTTGATTTTCCAAACAATACTGTTTTTTTATTTTGTCTCTTATTTGAAGATAATTAAATGTTTCTTGTCCTCCAAAAAACTTAATAGGTTTATAGTGTTGTAGACCGTTATATTCAATAATCATATTTTTCTTAGGTATATAAAAATCAAAATAATGATATGAATCATCTATTCTTACTTGATGTTGGAAAATATATTTTATATCATTTTGATTTAACCAAATTGCTACTTGTTCTTCACCCTTTGATACATTACATTCAGGACAATTACTTTTAGCATATAAGTGAATTGATGGTAATTGTAAAAAAGAACCATGGTTAATACATATTATTTCTATTTCAGTATATAAATTAACAAAAACAATATTTTTATAATTGTATTTAAAATTATGTATTTTATTTGCTCTTTCTATAAATTGTTCTTTAGTAATTTGTTTAGGATTAGGTCTCCTATTTTGACATTTTAAACATCCAAATCCTTTATAAAAGGAAACAGGATCTTTAATTTCTTGATTTCCACAATGTTTACAAATTAAAATAACAGGAATATGTGCTCCTTTATATTCTAATTTAGAGAAATCAAATTTATCAATACCAAATTTATTTTCTATTCTTTTAATAAAATCATTTTGAGTTAACTTATGCATATGTTTTATTATAAATATATGGAATAAAATTCTTTACACATTAATTACACGATCCCAAGCTGAAATGTGCATTCTGCTCATTCCTCTAAACTTATACTTTTTAGCCATTTCCATTACAAATTGAGTTCTCTCATGAAAGTCTGTTTGACTGTCTAAACCAGGCATACAAACAACGTTTTTAAGCGGTATATTAAATGGCTCTACAAAGTCATGAAACATTTCCTTAATGTCATCTTCAGTTGAAATAACAAATTTAAATTGGTAGTTTGTGTGTTGTTTAATGCGTTCTATTGCTTCTGGTACTATACGTCTCTTTTCTTCCATACCTGAGTTACTTAGCTTTGGTGAACAGTTGATTTGGTCTAAGAAACTAAATAGTGGTTGATCTATTACTATAGTACCATTTGTTTCAATTTCATCAAATGGAATAAAATTAGAAGTGTAACCATTTTCTTTCATCTCTTTCATTTCTAATTGATACCAATAGCTTCTAAAGTTAACAATTGCTTCTTGATGTCCTTTAATTGTAGGTTCACCACCAGTCCAAATAATGTGAATAGTACCATTTCTAATATGTTCATAGATACCTTGTTCTTTCCACTGATCAATTAAGTATTGGAAGTCTTTATCTTCACCTCTCCACAACCATTGAGATGTACTATCACAAGTCCAAGATGCTTTACCTTCTTGTTCTAAGTCACCTTTAAATATTTCTCCATCTGCTAATGTTGCTTCTTTCAATAGTTTGTTAGTAAATGCTCTTGACATTCCACAGTTTAAGTTACATAAACCTAAACGAACAAAGTATGATGGTATGCCAGTTGATATACCTTCTCCTTGCACTGAGTAGAAGTCACTGCTGATTAACAGTTTATTTGAATTTATTTTGCTCATATTTTAAAATGGTAGTTCAATTTGAACTGGTTCTTTGTTTGGATTGAAATAATTTATTAAAAATGATGTTGGATAAAGCATAACCTTACCTGTGTACTTAGTATTTGACACATCTCTAGTTGTAACTTTAATGTTAGCTTTTTTAGCTGCTGTTGACACAGCTTTTCCTAAGTCACTACCTGCGGCTTTGCCTAAGTAGTCGTAAAGTGAAATCATGTTTTCTTCTGTCATATAGTTTATTTTTATGTTTGGATATGTTGATGTACTATTCATATGGTGTTTTTAGTCTAGTTTTAAGTTGCTGTCATTTAATATGTTTCTAATCATCTCTCTGTATTTTTCTGCAATGTCCTGTTCAAATTCAGGTGCTTCTGATTCACTATGGATTACACTAACTCCATATTTAGTTGTTTGTCTTAACTTTTGATCTAATTCCCACATAGCATGTTGCCATTTATATCCATCTAATGCTGTTCTAGCATCATTTGCTTCTTCTTGAGAGTCAAACTCTAATATTATTTTTCCCATTTGTTTATTTATTACTCTCCATATATAGCTGAGTTCTTTTCATTCTCTTTAAACTCTACTTGAGTAACACGTACTCTATTATTTGTTTCTTCTAGTACAAATTCATTTACTTTATTGTAAATGTATTTAGCAAATTGTTCTGCTCCAGTAGCTGGAAT